GTGGACACTTTAAATCACTTCTTAACGAACTTGCACTTAAGAAGTCATTCCGTCCTGATATTATTTTCATTGATTACCTTAATATATGTGCTTCCTCGCGGTATCGCGGAAACAGCACTGTCAATTCATATTCATATATCAAGGCAATTGCTGAAGAACTTCGAGGCTTGGCTGTCGAAGCAAACGTCCCTATCGTTTCTGCCACGCAGACCACTCGCTCTGGTTTTGGTAGCAGTGACGTTGAACTCACTGATACTAGTGAGTCCTTTGGTCTCCCTGCTACTGCTGATCTTATGTTTGCCCTTATTTCGACTGACGAGCTTGAAGGACTGGGACAAATACTTGTGAAGCAACTAAAGAATCGTTATAACGATCCAACAGTCTATAAGAGGTTCATTGTTGGAATTGATCGTGCCAAAATGAGACTTTACGATTGTGAGCAATCCGCACAGCACGACATGATTGACAACAAGACAGAAGAGACTTACAATGAAGAGAAGCCTAAAAAATCTTTCGATGGATTCAAGTTCTGAACTCCAAGTTCGAAACACTGATCACATTTACTTTGTGGTTTTGAGAGAGGACGGTTCGGTTCTCTGCCATTGTGGAGAAGAGCAAGATGCCATTGATATGGTAAAATTGGGTCAAGGAAGACACTATCGAATCGGTCATTATCCCGACCCACCCAAAGTTGTGAACGTCTCCTCCACCGAACTGGAGAAAGATAAGCAACTGAATGCCCAACAGATTCTTCCTGAATCTGAATTACAACCCTTGAATTTATGACACAACATGTTGACTCTGAACGATATAAAGAGTTTGTCAACGCAGTCACCTCACAAGAAAGTAAAGATCATATCAGCTTTCTTGAGCGCGTTGCCGTTCTCCAGAAAGACGGATTTCCTGTCGAGCGCCTACTTACTGCTTCTGTAGGTTTGTGTGCTGAAGCAGGTGAGTTCACTGAGGTTGTAAAGAAGATTGTCTTTCAAGGTAAACCTGTCAACGAGGATAACCTCTTCCATCTCAAGCGAGAACTTGGGGATGTGATGTGGTATGTGATGCAAGCCTGCATGGGACTTGATGTCACACTTGATGAAGTAATCGAGATGAACGTTGATAAACTGAAGGCACGTTATCCTGGAGGTGAGTTTGATGTTCACTATTCAGAAAACCGTAAGGAAGGAGATGTCTAATGGCACTTTCTCAATCTGTTGTGGATTCTCTGGACGAAGCAGAGTCCTGCCTAAGAAATGCTCTTGCTTTTGCAGCACGACAAGAGCGTCCAGCAGTCTGTAACATGATTGCTGAATTGATGACGGGGATTGATAAACTCAAGACAATTGATGATGTCTTGGACAAGTTAGAAAACAGGAAACCTGGTGATCAGGGATTTTTTGGCATTAGTTTTGGAGATGATGAATGAGTAAAGATGTGGTTGTGATGGCAGCGATGGATGTTCGTTCTGCAGCAGCGGTTCGACAAGTTCTGTTTGAGTCACAAAAGGATTACACTTATGATCCAACTTGCACACCTGAACGAATCGTTGACATTCGTAAGGTGATCGGTGAACTCGATGAAGGTATCGAAAAGGCTCTAGAAGAACTTAAAGAGGAGGAAACCGATGTCGAAGGACAAGAAGGATAAACCAGTAACAGTCGAAGATTATAAGGAGGTTGCTGATGCTTTCTTTGCCAAGTATCACTTTGTTGCAAAGGAACTTGGTGAAGGAGCAAGGGCAGAAGACATCCTTAGTGTAATGGAATCCTTGACTGGATTGGTCCTCAAAGAGCGTCTTCGTGATACTCAATCACTTGGTTTTTACAAACAGGATTGATGCAACTAATCAACTATCTCATACTGTTCTTCAACATGGTTGTCGTTCCATGTGTTACAGTCCCTGAGAACTGGAATTACTGTTATAAGGACATGGATGTTTGGTTGTTTCCTGAAATTCAAAGAGGTTGGGATCTTTATTCTGGAAGAGAAAAACCTTATCAAGAGGAACAAGAGATTTTGGAGAATTATAAATAACAATACGACAAAGTAAATTGGTAAAGTCATGTCCGATATGAGCCATCTGTACAGAGCGTATGCTGCTGTGCATAATACAGAGGTCAAGACAGAACTCACTGAAGCAAGAAACGAGATCTCCAAAATGAACCTCGGTCAACTGACCGATGCTGATCTGGTTCTGGTCGCTGAAGAAGTGATCGCTGGTTTCTTCAAGCAGGATTACACCGCAGCAGCAACTCACGAGTGGATCTGCTGCTCCCTGGAAGAGTCAGTTGCACCTGATTCCTCACCTCTTCGTAAGGACAAAGTAAGAAGACTTGCCGAAGCATTTGACACTGCTTTCGAGAAAGTTTATGAGAGAGCAGTTGATGTTTGTGAAGAGTCATTCCTTCACTACATGAACAGCAAGCCACTGGTCGAGAAATGGCAGGGAAGAGTTTCTCACGAGCAAGGCAATCAAAAGATTCACAATTCAGTCATCGCTAAGGACAGACAAGGTGTTCTGGAAGGACTGATCAAAATGGTTGAAGGTGTCCGTGACCTTGATCCCGAGAAGGGAACCAAGGAAAGAAAGGAGCGCCTTGAGAAGAAGCGTGGAATGAAACTGGATGATCATCCACAGTACAA